CGATTATCCCGTAAGATCGACGTATAATCGGGCCCGAGTCAAGGCGGGGAACATGCCCCAACTCGCCACCAGTCCTTATGGCTGTAAGTCGCTGTCCAATCGCGAAGGGATGAACTGTAGTATCATCCAAAAAGTCGTTCATACCGAAAGGCATTCTTCTGCTATACTGTTTAGGGTTCAAATACAGACCTACAGGTCCGCACCCAATGCCCTCAGACTGGCGAAAAAGCGTCTGAAAATTTCCGGTTTGTTCCGAAGCGACTACTTCTAGAGAGGCCTGATTCCAAAAGGGGGCACAGGAGCTAGGCTCCGGGTCCCAGGAATTTCCCTCTTTCCCGAGGGGGCTCTTTGTCTTCTCTAGGCGGCGATATTGATTTATGATCTTAGATCCTTCGATATACCAGGCGGCGTTGGTTCGTTCTTCCAATGGCCACCGGACTTCCTTTTCTGGATTCTTCACGAGGTAGTTTGCCAGTTCTTTTTGGCGAAAACTAATGGCTTCGGTCAAATCAACATTACAGCCCCGGCGGTCCAGCCCTAACCCCCCCAAATCCTTGGGCATCCAATAAGACATTCCCTCCGGCACCTTTGCCAGGAGATCAGAGTGAAATTGGAGCCAAGTGGTTGTGAGGGCTTCGTGCCAGCGGGCGGGGGCCTCGTCAAGCAAATCCTTTAGCAATGACGGGATGTCCATCCAGGTCCTCTTCTTGCCACCTTTAGGATTAAAGGGACTCATATGCCCATAGTTCACCAAACCTACCGGTTCAGGTACAGGCCTGGAGATAAATATACGCGAATTGATTTGAAACCAGTTCTCGGAAAAATAAGTTTTCCCGATAGATGGCTTCAAACCAAATATGGCAGAATATCGTCTCCAGGCCGCCACACCGGCCTGGTTAGTCCTAAAGACACAATCATCCCCATTCACCCGTAGGGGCCATTCACGTAATGGGAGGGCGTCTAAAGCCCAGTCACCCATCAACATTGCAGTTGCACATATTGCGTGATTTCCTAGACAGAGGATGGGAAAGCTGATGGGGGAACCCATCAGCTGCCCATTTCTTTGTTTGCGGAGGACACCATCTCCATAGTCTAGCGTATGCCCGACCAACGCCTTTAAGCAAAGTCGCGTCAGCCAGTGAGGAAACTCACAAAGCAAGGCGATCCGCTTCATGATTCTGTGTGACATGTCGCTGCGATAGCAATCAGTCGCATCCTTATAATCACCCGAAAGGAAAATCTCCCCTGGGCCGCATTGTCCGATATTGACCGAATCCGGAGTTGCCGGTTGGCCAATGATCTTATAGATCGGATTATCTTTCA